TGGGTTTCCTACTGTTGAAAAAATCATTACAAACTTTGGTGGGGCAACCTTTCGATTTACCGATGGGGTGCATTATTTCCCTAAGCTCAAAGCATTAATTGGTTTGGAAAGTGCGGTGAAATTACGCGAAGCTTTTAGAGGTGAATGGGTTTATATTCCACGCTGCGAAACGGCTTTGCGAGTGTTGCGTAATTATCGCTTTAAGGCTGATTTTGATTGTTTAACCCAACATTTGAACAAATCAGGACGCATGGCCATGCTTGAACTTTGTCCTAAATATCAATTATCGGATCGCAGTGGTTGGGAAATTGTGGCACAAGTGCGTAATCCTAAGGAGTCCAGTAATTTCGCCTTGTTTTAGTGCTGAAGTCGCTCCACTCTTAATCTTACTCTCTTTTTTCGATAATACCCTTAATCATTAATAGATTAAGGGTATTTTTTATGTCTTTAAATTTTACACAGATTTTCAACCGTTTAATTGGTCATGAAGGCGGCTACGTTAATGACCCAAGAGACCCAGGAGGTGAAACCAATTGGGGGATCACTAAACGTACTGCTCAGGCTAACGGTTATCAAGGCAGTATGCGAGCAATGACGCGTGAGCAAGCTTATAAAATCTATTACTCTGCATTTTGGCTACGTTATCAATGCGACAAAATGCCGGAAGCGGTGGCTTATCAGTTTTTTGATGCAGCGGTCAATCATGGATTAGGTAATGCGAGTCGTATGTTGCAACGTGCAGTGAATGTGGCGGATGACGGTATTATTGGCAATATGACGATTGCCGCTATTAAAAAAATGGCGATTTCTGACGTGATTATGCGTTTGAATGCTGAACGTCTAGAGTTTTATTGCAAACTTGGCACTTTCGCAACCTTTGGCAAAGGTTGGGTGCGTCGTGTGGCGGGCAATCTTAAATATGGGGCAATCGACAATGAAGTTTAAGTTTTCAGACATTTTAACATGGGTTTTTGATTGGTTCGGCTTGAGAGGAAAACAAACCAAATATCGACCTCACTTTTATAGCAAAAATGCGTGGAGTTATGTCGGCAACGGCAAGATGACACCGGCAATTGAATTAATGTTGAGACTTTGTTCATGAAAAAGTTTTTTGAACTCTTCACCAATGACAACGGGCGCGCCAGCACCACAGGTTTTATTCAGTTTTTCGGCTTTTTGGTGATGGCGGGTGTGCTGATTTATGCGGTCTATCTTGACCGTTCTACGGTGACAGATTTGTTCTTTTATTTTGCTTGTTTTTGTGGTGGTTCTGCGGCAACTAAAGGGGCGGTGATGGCTTATCAAGCTAAACAAACCAAGCAAGAAGAACAGGTTACTGGTGAAGTCTATGTCGAACCGGAACAAACGGATAGACCAAGGGGGATTTGATGAATATTCAAATTATTTTAGCTGTATTCGGGATTTTAGGACTGTTAGGTGTGTATGGGGTTTTTAAGTTAAAACATGCACACCGTGAGATTGAGCAGTTATTAAAAACCAATGCTCAGTTGCAAACGCAGAAAGCCGTTGCTGAAACTCAAGTGAAACATTTTGAAGTGAGAAAGAAAAATGAAGAAAACAGTCGCAATGCTGACCGTGACACTCTTATTGATGGGTTGCACAAGTCAGGGGATCTCCGTGATTAATGCAAGCTGTGCCGGTTTCTCGTTGATCTCCGCGAGCCGTCAAGATACGACGGAAACCTTGCGTCAAATTAAAGTGCATAACGATACATACCGAACTATTTGTCAGCGAGGTGAAGATGGAAGTGCACATTAATGGGATGATGATTTTTAATGGGGTGGTGTCTGTTGCGGTGTTCTTTATTGGTGTGTGGTTTAAGAAATTAGACAGTGAGTTTAAAAGCCTGCATGACGAAGTTAAAGAAGTAAAGCGAGATTATGTCTCAAAAGAAGTGGCTGGTATCACCAATCAAAGCATTTTAGATAAATTAGGGGCAATTTCTGAGCAATTGCAGTCCATTACGAAAAAATTAGATAACAAGGCAGATAAATGATGTCAGCAAGAGATCGGAAACGCTTAGAGCAGTTAACCGAAAGCGCACAAACAAATGCAAAACTAGATGAAATTTTAGATTTGACCCGTGCAGTCAATCATAAAATCGACCGTTTAGATGGGCGTGTGGATGATATTGATGTCCGTTTAGCTAAGGTAGAAAACAGCCTAGCTAAATTGGGTGTGCGATCCGCTTTAGTTGGCGGTTTAGGCGGTTTATTGGTATCGGTTGGATTTGAGCTAATCAAAGCCAAGTTAGGAGGCTAGTTAATATGGCACATGATGAAAAAACCAAGGCAGATGTTCGCCGTTATTATGTGTTTGATTGCTTGACGCTTGAATTAGCCGCAGAAAAAGCCAAAGTGTCCTATAACACTGCACGACGCTGGAAACGTGAAGCCGAAGCTCGCGGCGATAATTGGGACAAAGTGCGTGATGCATCAACAATGGCAAGTGGAAAGGTTGAAGATGTGGCTCGTGGTATGCTCACCACCTTTGTGCTTTATTTTGAAAGTACCATGGATGAGTTGCGTAAGACCGAAGACTTGCCTGTTAGTGAGAAAGCAAAACTGATTCAAGGCTTGGGTGACAGCTACTCTAAAATGGTCGCAAGCAGTAAGCGGTTGTTGCCTGAAGTATCTGAATTAGCTACTGCGATTAAAACGGTGAAACTCTTTGGGGAATATATCCAAACCAATAAACCAGAACTAACAGGTGATTTTTTAGATTTGCTCAATGGATTTGGTGAAACATTAAGTAAGGAATTTAAAGCATGATGGAAGGTTGGAATGGTTCACCGGTATCCGAAGGCTGGGAAGTATAATGGGTGTAGAGGATAATTGTGAAGAATAAAGAGTTATTAGCAGAATTAAAAGCCTATTCCGACAGCTTGCGACAAAAAGTCGAGGCGAAGTTTGAGGGATGGGACGATTCCATTTCTGCCATTAGTGAGCGACGCAAAAAGGTGTTAGATCCTATTTTGGGCTATGACTTTTTTGTGTCGAATTACTTTCCGCATTATGTGCGTTCATCTTCGCGTTCACAGTTGCATAACTATCTTTTTGAGCATTTGCCACAAGTGTTACAACAGCCATCATCAGTGCATTTAGCCATTGCCGCGCCACGTGGTGAGGCTAAATCAACTCTCGTTTCTCAATTATTCACACTTTATTGTCTTGTAGCACAAAAGAAACGTTATGCATTAATTGTGATGGACAGTATAGACCAAGCCTATCCAATGCTTGAAGCAATTAAAGTCGAGTTGGAATTTAACCAACGGCTACGCGTAGACTTTCCTGAAATCGCAGGACAAGGTCGTGTGTGGCAAGCTGCAACCATTGTGACGAAAGCTAATCAGAAAGTACAAGTTGCTGGTTCTGGTAAGAAATTGCGTGGTTTACGACATGGTGCATATCGACCAGATTTGGTTGTATTGGATGATATTGAAAATGACGAACAAGTACGTAGCCCAGAACAGCGTGATAAATTGCATGATTGGTTGAAGAAAACCGTGCTTCCTTTAGGTGCAGCTGGAGATAAGTTAGATGTGGTGTATATCGGGACTATTCTTCATTACGACAGTGTGTTAAACCGCACTTTATCAAGCAAAGCATGGAAAACAGCAAAATTTAAAGCCTTAATTCGTCAGCCTGATGATATGAGCTTATGGGATAAGTGGGAGGACTTCTACTTAAACGAAGGTGAAGCGGTGGCTGATGCTTTCTATTCCCAAAATAAATCAGCAATGGATAAAGGTGCGGTAGTAAGTTGGGCTGCTCGCCCTATTTTAACCTTGATGAAAATTCGCGCTCGTGATGGGCACACTACCTTTGATTCGGAATATCAAAACGATCCTTTAAGCAGTGATGATGCGATGTTTGCTAATGCGCTGACTTATTGGACTGAATTGCCAGGTGAATTGGTTTATTTCGGCGCGCTAGACCCCTCTTTAGGTAAAGCGGGTGCAAGTCGTGACCCATCAGCCATCTTGGTCGGGGGCTATCATCGTGAGACAGGTAAGCTTTATGTCATTGAAGCACAGGTTAAAAAGCGCCTACCTGATCTCATCATTGAAGATGTGATTCGTATGCAGAAACAATACCAGTGTCAGCGTTGGTTTGTTGAAACCGTACAATTCCAAGAATTCTTAAAAGACGAGTTAGTGAAACGTTCGGCACAACGAGGCATTCCTGTACCGGCAACTGCAACTAAACCCAATACAGACAAAATGCTTCGTATTGAAAGTTTACAGCCACACATGGCGAATGGGTTAATTTTATTACATAGCTCACAAGCTACGCTGATTTCTCAGTTACGCCATTTCCCAAAAGCCGACCATGATGATGGCCCAGACGCACTGGAGATGCTATGGCGTAATGCTGTAAGTAGTTCTGCGGCGATTGAATGGATAAGTATTAGTGAGTTAGATGATAGCGATTGGGATGAAGATGAATCGGATCTTTATTCTGTATGGAAACAATAAGGTGAATTTATGGGATTGTTAGACAAATTTAAAAACCTTTTAAAAGGCAATGAGACAGAGCCTACGCAAACTGATGATGCGGAAGTTACCGCTACAGGACGAGTGTTAGACGATCATCCTTCAGCCAAAATCACACCATCAAAATTGAAACAAATTTTAGATGATGCAGAAAATGGCGATATTCAGGCTCAGCATCAGCTTTTTATGGATATTGAAGAGCAAGACAGTAGCATTGCGGCAAACATAATGACACGTAAGCGTTCAGTACTTACGCTTGATTGGCGTATTGTCGAACCACGTAATGCAACACCTGCAGAAGAAAAATTACAAGCAGAAATTGACGAGCTATTTTACCAATATCCTAACCTTGAAGATTTATTTATGGATCTCATGGATGCGGTCGGGCATGGTTTTTCTGCGCTCGAAATCCAATGGGCACAAGTGAATGGGAAATGGATACCAAAAGGCTTTAAACCTTGCCCTCAGTCTTGGTTTAAATTAGATAAGCACGATAATTTGTTATTACGTACACCAACTAATCCAATGGGCGAACCTTTACGACCATTCGGCTGGGTGGTACATCGCCATAAATCACGCTCTACACAACTTGCACGAGATGGGTTGTATCGCACATTGGCATGGCTTTATATGTATAAGCATTATTCGGTGCGTGACTTTGCCGAGTTTTTGGAACTCTATGGTATGCCTATTCGTATTGGTAAATACGGTGCAGGCGCGACGACAAGTGAAAAACGTACTCTGTTACGTGCACTTGCAGATATTGGTCACAATGCCGCAGGTATTATGCCTGAATCCATGCAGATTGAACTTCACAATGTAGCAAGTGCTGGTGCTGCATCAGGCAACAATCCATTCTTACAGATGGTAGATTGGTGCGAAAAATCTATTGCGCGTTTGATTTTGGGGCAAACCTTAACGTCTGGGGCTGATGGTAAAAGCTCCACCAATGCGTTAGGTAATGTGCATAATGAAGTGCGTCGTGATTTGATGATTAGTGATGCAAAACAGATTGCACAAACTATCACTCAACAAATCATTTTGCCTTATTTGCAGATTAATATTGATCCAAATATTGCCCCTTATCGTGTCCCTTATTTTGAGTTTGACACGAAAGAATATGAAGATTTATCCGTATTTGCGGATGCCATCCCTAAACTTACCGGCATTGGCGTTCAAATTTCAGAGAGTTGGGTGCGTGATAAGTTAGGCATTCCTGAACCGCAGGAAGGTGAGTTGATTTTAAGCACACCACAAGGTGAGAAAACGGATGAAAAAACGACCGCACTTTCTGCCGTATTTAACCACGGTGAAGGCTGTACTTGCGGTTGTCGTTCTGCTGCGTTGTCGGCTAAAAATGGTAAAAAGGACGAACAAGATGAATTGGACGGTTTGATTGATGATGCAATGGTTAATGCAGATTTTAATCAACAGCTTGATCCTATGATGAAACAAATTGTAGGCGTGGTTATGGCAAGTGAAAGCTATGACGATGCACAGGAAAAACTAATCGCACTTTATCCTGACTTAACCAGTGAAAGCCATCAAGCCTATTTGGCAAGTGCGGTATTTTTAGCTGATTTATTAGGAGCTGCCAATGCCGAGCGCACCTAAGTTTGCCATTGGCGTAGAACCCAAACAAGCCATTGAGTTTTTACGTCAAAAGAAAATGCTTGCCAGTAAGGTATTAGTAAAAGAAATGCATGATAGCGCATTGGCACGTGCCACGACGATTGCGCGCCTAACCAGTCTTGATATGACAAAGGATATTTACCAATCTTTAGAAACCGCTATGCGTGAGGGCAAAGGCTTTCATACTTGGAAAAAAGAACTGGTAAGTGAATTTGAACGTAAAGGCTGGATTTTTGGGAAAGAACCGTCCATTCGTGGTATTGATGGGCATTTATTGGCGGATCCAAAAACGGGGGAATATTTTGGCACGCCGCGTCGATTAAATACGATTTATCGTGTCAATATGCAGTCAGCTTATTCGGCTGCGCGTTATCAACGCTTGCGTGATAACGTGGATAATCGCCCTTATTGGCAATATTCTGCCGTGGGTGATACGCGTACTCGTCCTGCCCATTTAGCATTGAGCGGTAAGGTGTATCGTTATGATGATCCGTTCTGGGCAACCTTCTATCCACCCAATGGGTTTAATTGTCGCTGTACGGTGATTGCATTAGGTGAAAGAGATTTGAAACGTCGTGGCATGGATAAGCCTGACGATAGCTCGGCATTTTTGGTAGAGGTGGAACGCCCTGCGGATAAACAAGGTAATCGCGAAAAGACGGTAGGGTTTAAATTACCTGATGGCACGGTACGCGTGACGGATAAAGGCTTTGATTACAATGTAGGGCGTATTGCTTATAAGCCGAATTTGGATCTTTATCCGGAAAAGCTAGCGCATGCATTTGCGAAGGTGGAAATGAAAGGTGCGGAGTTTAAGCAAGATTTTGAATTATTGGCAAAGCATGTGGCCGAGATGAAACAAACGCTCAGCCCAGATGGAAAAAAACTCACCACTGAGCAGATGTTACAGGTACGTGATAGCCTAACCAAAAACTTTAAATTTGCAGCAGGTGTGTTAAGCGCGGAAAGTAAGGATTTATTGAAAAGTAAAACTGGCACAGTGTGGCTTTCTGATGATACTTTGATTAAGCAATTTAATAGCCGTGATGGGCAGGATTTTGGGATTGATGAGTATGCGGATTTGCCAGATATCATCAATTCTCCAGATAAAATTGTAGTCGATGAACTAGGATACCAATTTTATAAGGATGTTAATGGTAAGAAACTGCTTGCGGTATTGAAGGTTTTAAGCAAGGAACCGGAAATTTTTGTACAGTCGTTTAGATTAGTAAGTGATAAACAATGGAGAAAGGCATTTAAAGAGTAAGCCACCAGGCGGGGCTCGAACCCACCGCACACAGTCCAAGGTACTATTTCAACCTATCGCTTGCGATCCTCGAGATTCATCGCTTTTCTAGTGGCTATGTGACTATACCCCGTTAAATTTTAAAAATCAACGATTATGATAGAAATTGAAATCAATAATGCGCAAGAAATTGCCATTGTACTAGAGCGACTTGCACAAGCTACCACTCATCGCACCCCGTTAATGCGAAGTATTGCAGGCACAATGGAATCTGCTGTGCTGCAAAATTTTGATGTTGGGGGGCGTCCAAAATGGTTGGGGTTGAAATATCGCCAAGGCACGCCTTTGGTGGATACGGAAAACTTAATGGGCAGCATTACGTCTGCTTATACCAACGACGAAGCCATTGTGGGAACGAATGAACCTTATGCGGCAATTCACCAGTTCGGTGGTAAAGCCGGGCGCGGTCGCAAAGTGGATATTCCGGCGCGTCCTTTCCTTGCTTTAACGCCCCAAGATGAAGCGGATATTTTGGAAGATATACAAGATTACTTTCAACGTTTAATCAGATAAATTAGAAAACCGCCCTAAATCGCACGTATAGCGGTTTTATTATTTCAAGGTATAAGTTTTCATCTTTAATTTTTTAAAACGTTTTAAAACGGTTTTAAAGCGTTTTAAAATGGGTTTGTGTTGTTTCTTATAATCTAATCTTTTATTTCTCCAATATCTACTCTTTCAAAAAAATTGAAATGATGTGACCGTGCTGAAGTCGGTCATCTCTTTTTCCCCTTTCTTATCAAGTATTCTGTCATCCTAGATTGAGTTTTTAAGGATGGTTTCAGATGAAATTAACAGTTGCCGCTTGTAGTTTTGAAATTGACAAAGCGAAGTATGGTCGTATCCAACTTTTACCTTATGGAAAATTTCGCGCCACAGACGGC